ACTAAATAAAAACAAAGAATACTACAACACAACAGAATAAAAAGATAGAAAACAAAACTACAAACAAAACAGATAAGAGTATAAAGTAGAGAGAAGGGCGGGTATAGTAAATAAAGTAGTAAGGGCGGTATAGTTAAAAGATAATGTTAATGTATAATAAGAGAGATAGAGAAAAGATAGGGTTGATAGGCTGATAGTTGATGGCTGATTTCCCTGCCATATCTGCACCAAAATCGCCATCTGCCAAACGCCTAAGACCCTTGATATATAAGGCTTTCAGCAGCATTGAAGATCGGGCATTGTCATAAAAGAATCGAGTAAAAAGGAGTGGTTTTCTGCTCTGGCGAATGGCAGTTGGCGGGGGCGGGTGACAGTGCAATCAGCAGAAAATTTCAGGTTGGTCTCCGGGGGAACCTTAGAACGTATTACAAATTAAAAATTGAGATTTTTTAATATCTAGGATAAAATACCAAATACAAAAATGACCAGTTTTTTAAAACCAAAAGCATGTTCCATATGTGGTCGAGCATTACCACTACAAAGGAACTATGCTGCTAAATACTGTTCTGACTCTTGTAGATCTATTGCATCTAAAAATTGGGCATGTAACCAAATGGTCTGTACAGTCTGCGGTGAACCTTCTGGAAACAAAAAATACTGTTCTTCCTTCTGTAAAGAACAAAGGAAAGAATCTAAAAAGAACAGATGTCTAATCTGTGGAAATCTAACTACAAACGAAAAATACTGCTCTCGTAAATGTTTCGGAATGGCCGTTGGTAAATGCAATAACCTTTTTCTGAAAAACAGAAAACATATCAACCATAACTTTTGGGCTTTTTTTAATTTCTGAAAAATATAATACAGAATTTTTTGGGGAGCTTTTTAATAGGAGGATGTACAATGGCAAAAAAACAAAACCTCATCCAAGTAATATTCACAACCCCTAAAGGATCCCCCCTCGGCAGAGTACGCGAATGGGAGACTCGCAACGACTTCTACCAATGTTTGAACCAGCTCAAAGAATATTATTTAAGGAGTTATGAAGACTGGATTCACAAAATGGATGAAACCGAAGATGGAACACCTAGGTATGGTTGGATGCATGAACAGGGACGCGATTCTGAACTGACTATTAAATGGTGCCACTATGATGAAGTTGGAATGTTGGATGCTGGTTGGATCAAAAAGGAAAACTATAAAACTGTAGAAGAATTTCCAGAAGTCTTATCTAAGCTAATAGAGGAGACTACACGAAATTTCAACAGTAGGTTGGAAGAATGAAACCACCTTATAGAGACCTCCTACTACCACTATTCTTACCCATCATCTTACTGCTATCCCTGCTAATAATCCTCTCATGGAAACTCTATCAACGAGGCCGCTATGTCTACTAAAAAATTCTCTGAGCTAGGCAAAGATGACCAAATCCGTTTACGCTCTGATATTGATGTGGCCTCCTCAGCCTTAGGGCAGGATGACTACGAGCCTCCCTTCGACCACCCCACACGCCACCGCTTTGCCCAGTACGGGCTTTGCGCAACGTGCAGGTATTTGAACTATGCCTGCTCACAGTTCCGAGTGCTGCACTGCCGCTGTTCAGAGCTGGAGATGAATCTCACCGAGGACCATCCAGTGAAAGAGTGTACCAGCTACACCAACCGCCATGCCCTGTCGCTGAACGAGATGAAGGAGATCGCTTGGATCATTGACATTGAGAATGATCCCATTGGCTTTAAACTTTTAGACAAAGAAAACGAAGGAGAAGAAAGATGAAGAAAAGAATGATGAGTATTATTGTAGTAGTATTCACCCTAGCACTCTTAGGTGCTATTGTATCCACAGCAGCACAAGCCCAGACGCCGACAAAAGAGCTTCTGTTCAAATGGTCACAGGATGCGAACGACATAGCAGACCCCTACTTTAGGGGCTGGAAGGTGTACATCACCGAAACCAGTGGCACCGACTACCAACCGTTCGCTACGGTGCTGTATGTGGGGCCATCACAAGACGTCTATACTTCAACTGAAACCCTTACAATGCCAGATGCACAGGAGCACACTTACTACTTTGTTATCACAGCGTATAATGAATTTCCTGGTGAAATCATAGAGGAGACAGGCTACAGCGAGGAACAGTCTGTGCTGATTGCCCTTACTCCTTATCCGCCTGGTAGCATACCGTTCCAATTCACTGTGGAAATAGTAATAGAAGAGACGCCATAATGATAAGGAAAGCTACTGTGATATTGCTGCTACTGCTAATGGCGGTAGCAGCAATGGTAATAGGAAGCCCTGCTGTTATCCTAGCATCAGATGTTACCTTAACCTGGGATGCTAACAGCGAATCTCATTTAGCTGGTTATAAGGTGTATTATAAAAAGCAGAGCAGTGGTCCTTCTTACGACGGAACAGAAGCTGAACAAGGATCTTCTCCAATCACAGTTTCATTACAGGACCTTGCAGATATAGACAATCCAACCTATACACTAACAGGTTTCCCCACAATAGACAATGATAATTACTATTGCTTTGTAGTTACTGCATATGCTATCTCTGAAGAAGATGGTCAGATCTTGGAAAGTGACTATAGTAATGAAGCCTGTACAGAGCATGAAGGAGGAATTATTCCCTATCCTCCATTAAACGCGCCAACGCTAATAGCTGTAGTTGAAGGTGTTGAAGTGGTAATTCCTGATACACTACCAGCCAATATAAATTCAGAGAATCCAAGCATAACCGTAGCCGTCAACGTAGCAGGAGACATTACTAAATATAATAATGTGCTTATTGTAGTGGAAATCTATGATGCAGATAACGAATCAGAAGGCATATTATATGTCAATGGTGTAGAAGTTAAGGTGTTGTTTGGAGTGAAAGACGATTCTTTAGACAAGGTGGTTACGGAAGTATCAATCCAGACAGATATAACTCTATGGAATGAAGGTATGAATACAATTACATTTGAGCATGTAGAGACTCTTGGTTATAGGGTAGATAGTATAAATTTGCAATTTAATTAAGGATGGTGTGGGAAGCGTACTCTATGAACAAGCTTGGCACTGTGATTCAGAACAGCAGAGTAGAGGTAATTAATAATAATGTTTGAAGCAGTAGTGAACATTCTGGCTATGTTTGGTTTGATGGTAATAGTGAGCATTGCCTACCTAAAGATTAAAGGGAAGCTGGAGATAAGCCATATATCTACCAAACCCAAAACTGCCACCTACGATGTGCCGCCAGAGCACGTAGGAGAGCTGCTGGAGCTGCACTACGAAATTGATTCCTTGAACCGGGCTTTGACTTCCAGCTATGGTATTGAAAGTAAAGAGCACTGGAGAGCTTTATTGGTAGAAAAAGAACTGTTTTATTTCAGTAAGATTGAGACGCTGGCTAGATTGTTTGGTAATGCTGCAGAGCACTTTCAAGATTACTCTGATCCACCCACTCCAAGCATTAACTTCAACACGAATAAGATTACGGTTTACTTAGAGAACCGCAAATAAATTTACAAGGAGAAAATACTATGTTGATTAAAACGGAAAAGGACAGCGGCAGAGAAGTATATGTGAATGTGTTGGGGATGAACTATGCTGAGAAGAAACCTAACGGTACATGGCAGCTATCATTCCCCGACAGCCACTCCATTATAGTGGCAGAGAGGTTTGGCGAGGAGCTGAAAGACGCTGTTAATATCTTAAAAATCCACTACAGGGAGAAGAATAGATGAAGCTCTGCTTAGGCACAGTGCAGTTAGGCTGTGGAACCTACGGAATAAATAGAAATGTAGAAGATCAACATACTGCTCTCAACATGTACAGAGCAGCCAGGGACTGCGGCGTGGAGTACTTTGACTGTAGTTTTGAATATGGCGATTCTTTAGAAAGACTGCTCTATGCCATAGGCAAAACCGGCTCTTATAGCGAACCAAAACTAATAGTGAAGCTAAATCCCAATGATGGAGTTAGACAGGTAGAAGTGATGCAGTGGTTTAGAGATGGCCATGATTGCCGGTGTCTCATGAGTCATGGCCCCACTGGAGCCAGCTTTAAAGATTTATGGGGCAGGTGGTGCGAGCGCCTGGGCTGCTCTGTCTACTCGCCGCAAGAAGCACAGGCGGTGAGTGAGTGGGCTGACGTAGTGCAGCTACCTTACAATGTATTGGATCAAAGACTGAAGGATTATCCAGACATCAACTACGAACCTATGCTACGCAGCATATTTCTACAAGGACTGTTGTTGATGAAAGATATACCACCTTGGGCAGATCGCTACGTTGCTCCTGTGCAGCGTAAGGCTGCTGAGTATGGCATCTCCACTATGGAGTTGTGCTTGTGGTTTGTGGAGAGCACTTTCCCAAATACCTTAGTGAGCTTTGGTGCTGACAGTCCCAGACAGATTGAAGAGGTAGCAGAGGTAGCTAAGAAAGCAGAGAAGAAAGTACATGAGCTAGGGTTTCCTTACTTTGCCTATGGCTTGCAGTGTGATGAGCTGCGGGTAATAGATCCGAGGTTTTGGTAATGGGAAAAATAGTAGGAGTTGTACAGGCTAGAACAGGCAGCACTCGATTGCCTCGCAAGGTTCTGCTAGAAGTAGAAGGGTATTCTGCGATAGAGCTGCTGTTTAGCAGAGTAAAGCAATCTGTGTTTGTAGATGAATGGTGGTTAGCTACTACAGAGTTAGATGAAGATGTGGTATTGTCTATAGTAGCCAAGCTTTCTGGTCTTAAAGTATACAAAGGCAGTGAGGAGAATGTTCACAACCGCTTCTGTCAGATTGCCTACTTGTCGGAAGCTGATTACTTGGTGCGGATAACGGGAGACTGTCCTTTTATGGACCCAATGGTAATTGACTATGTAGTTTGCACCCCAGGAGAATGGGATTACTGCTCTAACATTAGACCTGTGCGCACTTTCCCTGATGGCTTGGATGTTGAAGTGTTCAGCAGAAGAAAGCTCTTCAGTACGGCCAATAGCTCTAGTCCAGAGGTGCAGGAGCACGTGACACCTGGTATGTACAATGAGGCCGACAGCCATTGTGTTGAAAGCGTAGCTGACTTCTCCCACCTACGGTGGACTCTGGACTACCGGGAGGACTGGAATCTGATAAAAACCTGCTGGAAGTATTTTCTGCCTCGTAGAGATTTTAGCTGGCTGGAAGTGCTGGCATGGCAGACTAAATATTATCCTATGTCACTTTGGAGATAGGGTAATGGAAAAAGTTAGTGATAAAATAACTGCTTTGCAGGAAAAGTTCTCTTGGCTAGAAGGGTTTATTGCTGAGATTGTACAGAAAGAAATTCCTCCTAGACAGTGGCTCTATGAAAATGGATTTTTTAGAATAAAACTCAACTGGACTAGGTTTGACCATGTGACTCCTCTGGCTCAAGCTTTCCCCGGTTTTGGTCTTATAGAGATATATATGCGCAAGGTTGATAGGCATCCAAAAAGTCGTAGCAGAGAATCTGCTGAGGAGTTGTTGAAAGATATCATAGTACATGAGATTAATGAGTATTTTGGGGTGGTAGATACTCCGCATGTTGCTTGGCGAGAAAACAAGGAAGCGCAAAGAGTAAAGGAGTTCTTAAATAGCAAGGGCATTTATAGATCTGAAACTATAAATGGTGTTTTAAATTCTAAGTCAACTAAGGAGTCTAATGGAAGATAAAATGATAAAACGTATTTTGTCTATTATGGCAGTGGTGTCTATTGTCATCGTTCTGCTGTGGGATGCGCACCAGCGCTCCCCGCTTACTAGGGCCACTAGCATAGTGTACCGAATGGCCAACAAGCTGGAGGACTTCCGACAAACTGGGGACTTTGAGGGGTTGTTTTTTGATGTAGAAGCTAACAAGCACATTGTTGGGCTGAGTGGAAAGTTCTACGGCTATGTGCAGTGGACGCAGATAGTAAGCAAAAAGAAACATTTTTGGGAAGCAGCTGAGATAGAAATCAACGGGGTTAAACAATACAACTACTGGAATCAGTACTGCTATGTGCTCGCACAGATGTTGGACAATTACTTCAAGGCTGCTGGTATTACGTCTGTAATTCTTATTATAAAGGCTGACAGAATTGGTGCTCCGCTACTGCCTGTCGGCTACCCGGCTGAGGCTTGTAAGGAGAAGGGCTACTGCGGCTTTTGGTCCTATCATATGGTCAATGCAGTAGTGACAAACAGTGGTGATTCTTATGTATATGATTTGAGTTGGAATAATGTTGGTCCTATGTTGCTGGGTGAATATTTGCAGAAAAGATTTCGGAATCCAAGACATACTCTTCATCTGTGTGAGGTAAATAATGTGAGACAATTAGAGCAGTTTTTGGTACCAGTGAAAGGTGGTGAACCATACTATGGAACATTTTTGGAGTGGGAAGTTTTTAGCCAAGTGCAAGGGCCAGAAGTACATGACGGTATACTGCCAGGCGATAGAACAGTATATAAAGAATCAGGAATTACCGGATTGGATTTTCCTACACCCTTCTGATTACAGCCAGCCTCAACGCTTTCAGCTCTTCTGTGGGATGCTGGAGAGCCTTGACCTCAAGAAGCGTCAAGATAAGGCTCACCCCAGGCTCCTCAAGTGCTTGCAGAAAAATGGCATTAAGGACAAGGACATTCTCTGGTGGTACATTAAAGAGTTTTTAGGCTTCACCGTGCCTAGAGAATGTACCTGTCAGCTTCACAACCCTGAGTTCAACTCTTTAGATTTTCCTCACAAAGCTCCCTTTGACTATGTAGCGGATATGTTCTTTGAGAATGTAAGGAACAGTATTGCTTTCGCCAATAGGACTGGCGGCAAGACTACCAACGTAGCTATTCTTAATCATCTGGATATGTTGTTTAAGAATGGTTGTGAGGTAGCTAGTGCCGGAGCTATCAAAGACCAAGCCAATAAGGTGTACCGTTACTTTCAGTCCTTTCACAAACACCCAGAACTTAAAAAGGCATTGTCTAAAGATCCCACTAAGTCTATGACTATCTACAAGAACGACAGTATGCTGGAGGTTGTGACTGGCAGTATTAAGGGATTGAATTCTCCTCATCCTCAGAAAGCTCGTATTGATGAAGTGGAGCTGATGGACTGGGATGTATTACAGGAAGGTCTCAGCATGAGCGTTAGTAAAGATCTTCCTAATGGAGAAGTAATAAAGGGACAGAATACATTTTTGAGTACTCGTAAATATGACATCGGCACCTTCCAACGGCTATTGTCGGAAGCTGAAGAAAGTGGAATGGATGTCTATTGTTGGTGTATATGGGAGGTGCTTGAAAAGTGCACAAGGCAGTGTAGAGATGATCCTAAGTACAGCAATTGTCCGATAGAGTATTTCTGTAAGGGATTGGCTCACAAGTGCTCTGGATACTACAAAGTGGGAGACTTTATTGATAAGGCTAGGACTTTGAGTAAAGATGTACTAGAGGCACAGTGGCTCAACAAAAAACCATCTCAGGAAGCTCTTGTGTATGGGGGCTATTGGAACAGAGAAGTCCACATGGGGCTGAAGCCAGACTTTAAACCTACTGGACCTAATGTGATGGTTGTTGGTAGTATTGACTTTGGCAGCAGTCCTGGCCATCCTTTTGTCTACCAGAAGTCCTATGTTGACTACAGTGACATATATAGAGCTTTGGATATTGCTGAGGATGAGCCTCTGGAAGGAAGATTCAAGATGCGTTTTTGGATCTTTTATGAATATCGCTCTTCTTCTGCTACTATGGAGCAGCATAGTGAGAAGATAAAAAATTCACCTCACTACCATCCTAATGAGATGATCTTTGCTGACCCTTCTGCTAAGCAAGCCCGTATAGATTTAGAAAATCTTTACGGTATAAATACCTACAATGCTGTAAATGCGCTGGAAGGGATTGACTTGGTGAGAGCCCATTTGCAGGTGTTCAATGACTATGACACAGATGGTGAGCCTATTGCTTTTCTCTATTTGATTCCTGGCTACTTGGATACAGCTGATGATTTAATAGGCAGCGATGTGGAGTTTGAACGCTATCGCTATCCGAGGGGTTTGGACGGAAAACCACAACGGTTTAAACCTCTACAGGTTGATGATCATGGGATGGACTGTATTCGTTACATTATACAGAGTTGCTATGAGCCAGAGGTGATAACGCGCTTCGCCATACCACCTCAAGAGATAATAGAGAGTGGAGGATATTGGTTCTCGTAACTTTAAAAAATAAGAGAGAGAATAATATAATTAAAAGTGGAATATTGAATAATGGAGCATAAACAGTATGTTCGATAACTACAGATTGAAGAAGCAGCTACAGAGAGAACAGTTAGAGTATGAAATCTCTCAGTACAAAGCTGCTAATAGTATAATGTCTGGAATAGAAGCAAGGTATGCTCGTCCTGACCCTGATGAGCATCTCTGGCTACAACTTGGTGAGAGTGGTGATGGTAAATACGCTGCTGCTCTCTCAGAAGAAGACCACTACGAGATGCTGGACCAGGCATGGAAGATGTTCAAGACTAACCTGTTTGCTAGAGCCATTGTTAGGAATCTCGGCAAGTTCATCCTTGGTAAAGGTCCTATTGTAAAGCCAGTCTCTGACAACCAACTCATAAAAGACAAGTGGAAAGAGTTCACCTATCTCAACAAGTGGTCTCTCAGAGAGAAGGAGATAGTAAGAAGAGTGTTCAGAGATGGAGAGGTGTTTCTTAGGAAATTCATAGACCAACAGACAGGCGACACAAAGCTACGTTTTCTAAGAGCGCAGATGATAAGGAATCCTAAAAATGATAAAGACGTAAACAAAGCTGAAGATGTGAGTTTTGGCATAGGCACTAATAATGACGATGTAGAGGAGCCACTTACCTATTACTACTGCAAGATGAACGACTCTACTCTTATTGAGAAAATACCTGCTTCAGAAGTTATCCACATTAAAATCCTTACAGACAGCGATATGAAACGAGGAATGAGCTTTCTGCTTATTGCTATGCGGATGCTGACTAAGTATGACAGCTGGATGGAGGACAGGATATCTCTGAACCAAGCACGTTCTGCTATAGCTCTAGTCCGTAAGGTTGAAGGCACAGGCAGTGCTGTAGAGAGTATAAGGGATGCATATCGGGCTGAGCATAAGGATGCTGATAAACACAAACAAAAAGCCTTTCAACGGGGCACCGTATTGACGGCTTCAAAAGGGATCAGCTATGAAATGCTCAGCCCGAATATTCAGGCTTCCGATGTGAAAGACGACGGCAGGAACATGCTGTTAGCTATTGCTGCTGGTTGTGGCTTTCCGGAGATGATGCTCACCAGCGACTACAGCAATGCTAATTACTCAAGCTCTATGGTAGCGCAGAATCCTTTTGTGAGAGAGATAGAGGATTGGCAGGACTTCTTTACTCATTACTATAAGAACGAGATATTCATTCCTGTCATGAAAGCCTATCAGGAGTATGGTGATAAGAAGATTCCTGATAAAGAAGATTTGGACTGCACGATAGAATGGCCCCCACTCATATTGGCTGATATTTATAAGAACAATCAGGCCAGAGAGATACAGCACCGCAACAAGATCATCTCTAAGAAGACTTGGCAGGAAAGGGAAGGACTGGACTCTGATGAGGAAGAAAGGAACATGGAAGACGAGCAAGGTAAGGATATATATTCGAATCCCTTTAACATGCCTGTATCGCCTGTGAATCAGTATTCGCAATTTGGAGATAGTGAAGATGAATCTATGTGAGTGTGGATGTGGTGAAGGGTGTAAGAATAGATTTGTAAATGGTCACAATCGGAGAGGCAAGAAACAATCTAACCACCAGAGAGAAACAGTTAGTCTGATGATGCTGAATAATAATCCTACTAAAGATCCTAAAGTGAGAGAAAAAATTCGGCAAGCTCATCTAGGGAAAACTTTATCAGAAGAGCATAAGTTGAAATTAAGAGATCTTCATTTAGGAGATAAAAATCACTTCTATGGTAAGAAGCATTCTTTAGGATCTAGACAAAAAATGTCAGCTTCTTTAAAAGGTAGGAAGATGTCTGATGAAGCAAAGGAAAATATGAGAGCTTCTGCTAAGCGAGGAGATGACAATCCATCTAGAAGGCTAGATGTTAAAGCTAAGATAAGTACTAAAATGAAAGGAAGAACATTTTCCGATATAACTAGAAAGAAGATGAGTGAAAGAGCTAAAGGTAGGAAGCCCTCTGAAGAGACTAAAGCAAAGATTCAGGCTACTAGATTATATGGTGATGATAATCCTGCTAGGAGACCAGAGATTAGAAAGTTAATTAGTGAGAAGAACAAAGGAAGAGAAGTTTCTGAACAGACTAGAGTTAATATGAGTATTGTTTCACTATTACGATTTCAAGACAAAACTAAACATCCTAGATGGAAGGGAGGAGCTTCTAAAGATCCCTATTGCTCTGTCTGGAAGAATAAAGAGTATAAAAGAGATCTTATGGAGAGGGATGGATTTGAATGTAAGAATCCGGATTGCTGGAATACAACAGAACGTTTGACATTGCATCACATAGATTATGATAAGGAGAATTGCCATCCTAGTAATCTAATAACTATCTGTGGAAGCTGTAATGCTAGGGCTAACTCGAATAGAGATTATTGGAGGGAGATATACTCTTCTATTGATGGGATAAAAGAGGATGGCGCGGCAGTAATCTGTGGCTAGGAGGGTATTTTGGCTGCAAAGATTGAGACAGAGAGTTTACTCAAGCACCTTGTTGACCTAATTAAAAAACACGGAGAAGGGCTATCGCTAAGGAGATTTGAAGCTCTTAGCAAAGGCAAGTACAGCGAGAGACCTTATGTTACTCGTTGGGGAAGTTGGTTGGCGGCAAAGGAGGCTGCTATTAAATATGCTAATAATAACGATATTGAGATAGCAAAAAACAAAGGCAAGAAAGAGGAAGTATTAGACTTAGACAATCCTGTAGAGCATGAAAATGCACTACTCCGCAAAGAGATAGACCACCTAAGACAGCAAATAACCTACCTGAAGAAAGAACGCGTATCTGAGGAGGAAATAAAGAAATATCTATTTGACTTAAAAGACTTGGAGCCGGAGATCCCTAATTGGACTGTTGATTTGACCGAAGATACAGTAATAGGTGTTCCATGCCTCCAGCTATCAGATTGGCATTTTAATGAGATAGTATTCCCAGAGCAAGTATTTGGTAAGAATGAATATAATATTACTATCGCAAAAACAAGAGTAAGGAATCTTGCTAGGGCTACTATTGATCTTTTAAAGAGCCATTTAGGTGGGGATTATCCTGGCATTGTTGTTCTCCTCAATGGAGATTTCCTTAGTGGAGATATCCATGAGGACTTAACCTCTACCAATGACAAGCCTATAATGCCTGCTTTCTTGGATGTCTTTAATGTTCTCTCTTGGTTCCTGGAGACGATGCTTTCTGAGTTCAATAAGGTGATGGTGTTTGGTTGTGTTGGCAACCATCCCCGTACTACAGATAAAATACCAGCTAAGAATAAAACGTACACCAATTACGATTGGTTGTTGTACCGGCTGGTGGAGAAGTGGTTTGAGGAGAAGGATGGGATAAATTTTTATATTTCTGATGGGGATGATTTACAGTTCAAGATCTACCATCACCGCTACCGCATGACTCATGGTGATCAGTTCAGAGGTGGTACAGGTTTTATAGGTCCTTATGCTCCTATTACTAGAGGAGAGATAAGGAAGAGGGCTGCTGCTGAGACTCTGAACATCAACTATGATACGCTGGTGATAGGTCACTTTCACCAGCTCATGGTGTTGGACAGGGTGATTGTAAATGGCAGCTTGGTTGGATACGATGAGCTGGGAGTGAAGTCTAACTTTCCTTATCAAGATCCCAAACAAGCTCTTTGGATAACTCATCCTAGGAGAGGCATTACCATCAGCGCTCCTGTATTCTGTGACCGCAAGATGGTACAGAAGTATAGGGCTGATGGCAAGTGGGTGTCGTGGATGCCTACAGATGGAACTAACAAAGAAAAAAGCTAATTACATACTTCAGCGTATCTACTGTGTGATACGCGAAGGAGAGGTATCGTTAGTATTCAGCAAAGACCTTGGCACTTGGTCTGGTCTGTTGAGTGGGAAGCATATTATAGTACATCCGTGCAGGAAAGTACTGAGCACTATGGTACATGAATTTCTACATCTCCTCTATCCGGATGCTATGGAGAGTAAGGTCTACAAGTGGGAACGTGAGATGATGCTATTGTTGACTGATAGACAGTTGGAGAACTTAGCATGTCGTCTTCCACAGATTATGAATCTTATCCCGTTTTTTGAGAATGTTTTAGAACTCAAAAAGGAACTGCAGAGGAGAAGATAAAATGAAGATCAGAAAGACATTTCTAATATTTCTATTGTCGAGTTTTTTGGCGGCTGGATGTTTAGTAACGACTACCAGCAACATCCAGTATTATGATAGTAAGGTTTCATGTGATTCTTTAGAAGAAGCCTTTAGATCCCAGTTTGTTGTTAAAACAGTTTTTTATACTGCCCAAGGGGCTGAAGTGCCTATTAAGGCAAAGTCTACACATATTGGAGACGGATATCTCCTCATACTTACTCATTGCTGCGATAATGATATCGAAGCAAGTCCTGATCTAGCTCGTTATGTTGGGTTAAATGCTACAAAAAGATATTTCATAGATGAGAAAGAGTTGGAATGGGTTGGTAAGATAGATGATGTTACTTTGTTGTATGCTGATTGGCTGAAAGAATATCCTACTAGTCCTGCTTTTGGTGATAGTGATAATCTGAAAGTTGGGAACGAGGTTTTTGTATATGGTTATAGCAATGGTCTAGTCTTTAACTTCAAAAGAGGCGAAGTTTCCTGTGTTGATATGGAGACTATGAATGAAGATTACAAACAATACTATCATTATGGGAATTTGGCTTTTGTAATTTCTATTCCATTGAATTCTGGCGATAGTGGCAGTCCTGTTTTTGCTTTGCATGATGGGGAACTTGAAATCATTGGGGTGGTTGTTGCTGGGTGGGTCACCAGGATGGCGGGTCAATCACAGGGGCTGTGTTTTGCTTTGAGGAGTAATTTTGTGAAGAAGTGTATTGAAAAAATAAAATTAGGAGAACCATTGGAAGTAGAGAAGGAAAGTAATGAAATAATTAAAGGCTGGAGTGATGACGACTTCGGCATGCCACATTATAGATAAGGAGATAGGAGAGCATGAAAAAATTTATCTTATTTTTTATTACTCTGAGTTTTGTAATTATATCTAGTTCTGTAATAGCTTTCAACATTTTCGAGTGGCCTAGCAAGCTGCCTGATACTCCTCTTAAGGAAGTTCGTTGGACTAACAATATGCTTTGGGAGGTGTATGATGCTAATGGGGACGGTAGGATTGATTGTGCATTAGGCTGGAAGAAATGGTATCCGAGTGAAAGGAAGTATGAGTGGAGTGTTAAAATAGGAAAGCCATTGTACTATTGGCTCGACTTGGATGAGAACTGTGAAGGAGTGCATAGAGGAGTTGATGGGGAGATGGTATTTTCTCATGAAGAGTATCTGTATGATAAGCGCAAGGATGGCCTAAATGGAAATGAAGAAGTAGGTTACAGAGGATAAGGAGAGTGTATTATGACTGCTGTAGCAAATAGCTTTTATGAAGATCATACTGGGATGATTTGGTATATTGATGATTCTGGCAACATAAGTCCCTCAATTGAATCTGGCTCTACTTGGTGTGACACTACTAATGGTGACTACAAGATTTATGATGGTACTGAATGGAAGAAGTATGAATGGAAAGAGGCTGAAGAGGAAGAAGATAAACTCTCAAAATTGAAGCTCGACTGGTATGATAGATTCAATAAAAAAATAAAAAAGAAAATAGAAAAACCTACAGAAGAAGAACAGCTTGAGATAGGCGGCCGATTCCTTGATATATAAAACCTGCACCCATCCTGAACACAAAGGTAGGAGGAATATACCTCTTACCTATTTTTCTAAGCATCCTAAGACTAAAGATGGCCGACAGTCTATTTGCAAGGAATGCAACAGGAGAGCTGCTAGAGAGAGAGTCAGAAGGTTACAGAAAGAAAAAAAGAAGATAAAACCAAGGCAGGATTACAAGGAGCCTCTGGAAGAACTGGATTATCATGAGCTGAAGGAGGACTTGGACTATAAGGAGCCTTGGAACAGTAGAACTCTATTGAAGGATCTTAGTATAGACGAGAATGGCAGTTGAAAGTGTAAATGAAGCATTAATGAACTTCCTCCTTAAGAGGAGTCACTACATTCAGAGGTATGAGAATGGTACTATTACTGAAGTGATGGCTCCTTACCATAGGGCTAAACAACAGTTGGCTGAAAGTGTGATGAGGTTGGAAGACTATGGGACTGGTTACACTTTACAGTATCGTATTGACAGGCTGAATAGCCAAATGGCCGAAATAGATGCTGTACTCTCAACTGCTACTGCTGAGGGGATTAATAATTTGCAGGAGAATCTTTCCCACTTTGCTTATGACCACAAGGAAGTTTATGAGGACTTACTAGATACAAAGTTTGGCGAGATAGGGATTAATATTACTAGAATTCCATTTGAGCATGTAGACAGAATGCTTAGCAGTCCTTTAGGAATGCAGGGAGCTGATTGGCAAGCTAGGTTTGAGAATCGCTATGGTCAGCAGTTAGTGAGGATAAAGGAAGAGCTATCACAGAGTATGATTTTGGGGGAGGATATGGCTAAGGCTTCTCGTCGCTTGTGGGGACAAGGAGCCTTAATGACCGGCACAGTTGGTAGGAGCTTACAAGATACAGCAAAAGTGATAACTAGAACTGAGATAATGAGAACTCAGAATATAGTTAACAAGGCTATATATGATGAGAATATAGATGTAATAAAAGGACTAGAATTTTGTGCTGTTTTGGATGATAGAACTTGTATAGTTTGTGGAAGTCGTGATGGAAAGATCTACTATTATAACCAAAATCCTCCAGGACCATTTGATACGCCTCCTCTTCATCCTCTTTGCAGATGTGTATTCTGTCCCCTAACTAAGTCTTGGAGGGAGCTTGGTGTAAATGCTGATGAAGTTCCCCAAGGTACTAGAGCTGCTTTTGATGGTCAAGTACCAGCTAGTCTTAGTTATGATCAATGGCTAAGAGCGATGGATGCTGCTGATCCAGATTTTGTTAAAGACATACTTGGTAAGAGATACAAATACTGGCAGACAGGACAGTTATCTTTAAAGAAGATGGTATCAGACAACAGAATAATTCCATTAGAGGAGCTAAAGAAAATAACAAAAGAGAAACTGCTAAAAAAAGGATTGCCTCTGGTGGCAGCCGAAATGCCAACCTGGAAAATCGCCGACCTGATTAATGATATAACGCTTGGCGATTTCCTAAAGGCGGTACGGAATGGAGAAACAAGCAAAGTGTCTTCTTACTTCGATGATATCATCAGCCACCAACCACTCTCCGTAGTCCAGCACAACCTGAATGATGTGAACGTAATGCGCTACATGTATGAGCGAGGTATGAGCACTAATCAGATGCATGGTTTCTTGGGTGATTACAGCAAAATGTCTAGAGCTAAGTTGTATAAAGGTGGTATACCTGTCCAACCAACAGCTCCTGAGTTACAAGCTAAAATGACAGCTCGCCAGATTGCTGCCAGAAAAAACAAATGGATTAAAACAAAACAGCATCACAGTATAGCCGATAACACAGAGCTGGAGATTGCTGATGGTCTTGGAGCAGACCATGTAATAGGCAACACTCCCTTTGATGTCTTTCTCAATAATGAGTTTATAGAAGTGAAGACTATGCTGAATAATACAAGTGGTCTCAAAGGACAGATCTCTATGCATGTAGAGGCTATCCCTCGCAAGCGTGCTTTTGTGAAGAAATACGGAGTGAGAGGCCACACGGTAGCTATAGACAAGACGCCTGGTAGTGAGACATTCGGTAAGATATTCTACAGGGAAGGTTTCAAGAAGTATAGACTGGAAAACATGATAGAAGTCAAAGACTATGATCACCTAAAACAATTGCTGAAAAAAGGAGCTAAGGAGCCACCCACAATAGCATCTGTAAAGGCGAAGGTACCGAAGCTGAACACATTGAAGAAGAACGAGAACTGGGCTAAAAAGAACCTACGTCTTGTTGAGGCTGACTACGACGAGCTGGACAATGATGTTGCTAACTTATTTAACAGCTACTTGAAGGGAGCGGCTGATGAGTTACAAGTGAAGCCTGTAGCTGTGAGGTTTGACGAGAGGCTGTTTTTAGGCAAGAATGCTAACGTAACAGCTCTATCTTTTGAAGATGGTACACTGGCTTTCAATCCTAAGTTCTTTCAACATATGGATGATTTGAAGTTGTTCATGAAAGAGCAGAATGACATAGGACAGTTTGTGACTGCCAGCCGAGGCCATGTGTTCAGACATGAACTTGGGCACTTGCGCTACTTCCAGATGGGCGGCACTGAGGCTACCGCTACTCGTAAGCTATCCAAGAAACATTTGGGGATGCTGAGCAAGGATGTGGGCAAGTCCAATATGCCTCGTTACTTGAGTAAGTATTCTCTGAAGAATGAAGGAGAATTCTACGCTGAGATGATGTCTCGTAAACTTGCTGGTGAACGGCTGCATCCTGTCACCATCAGGATACTGAATAACATAGAGAAAAGTATTAAGAAGTTAAAAGTGAAGAAGAGAAGAAAATAAATGCTCACAATACTCCAATGCGGAAAGTGTAAATACAAATTAGAGTGGGTCATAACTGACGACCTAGAAGACTCCTACTACAAGTGTCAAAAATACCCAAACAAGATTCCTACCTATGTAGAGGAAGCTACTGAGGAGTGTCCTAAATTTGAAGAGAAAGGATAAGGAGAGTGGTTGATACAGCAAGTTTTGTCTTTAACAGCGAGGAAGCAGCAAAGCAGTTTAACAAGGCTGTTGACTTTATAAAATGGCATGGTGGTAAGTGCTATAGGATTACAAATAGCACTATGGCTGTAGGGCTGAAGAACACTAATGTTAAGTTTAACCTGAGGCCGAAGCTGTTTGCGGAGGAGAAGGTATTTGGTATTGGCTTTGGTAGAACTGGCACTATGAGTCTGGCAGATGCTATGAGCATACTAGGATATAAGAGCAGAAAACAGAGACCAATAACCATGAATGATGTGGCTGATTATGACTTCATTGGTACTCTTCCTAATTTAGAAAGTATTAAGATTTTCAATTCTCTAACCATTAATGCTAAGTTTATAATGACTGTTAGAGAGATGGAGTCCTGGATAGAATCCTGTAAAAAGACATTAGGAGCTAGAGTCTCTGAAAAGGCTAAGAACCTGGTAGTGGGTTTGTATAAGGAAGAGGACTATTGGCAGTATTGGTCTCATGTACAGTGGGATGAAGAGCTGTATAGACAAGCGATGGTCAAATACACAGAGCTAGTTCGAAAGTATTTCAAAGAAGAGCCAGAAAAACTATTAATCTTAGATATTAGTAAAGGTGAGGGTTGGGAAAAGCTCTGTCCTTTTCTCGGCAAGGAGATACCGGAGGAGTCTTTCCCATGGCGACACCAGGGAGTGCTTGGAGTTGATGCTGTTAATGGTGATGATGAATTAGCAGGAGAGTAAAGATGACCAGAAAGATAGAAGGGTTGAGGGAAGCTTTCATACTAACAGAGCCGGAGATAGAAGGGATTTTAAATAGAGTAGGATGGAAGGAGATAATTAATAGGGTCGCAGAAACTTTTGTTGAAGAGGCTAATAGTAATACAGTATCACCGCCTAAGACTATTATAGAAGTAGATAAGTACAAGAATGACTACAGAGTGATGCCTAGTTATATGCTGAAGTATCCAGACTTTATTGGCACCAAAATAGTCTCTGCTTGTACTTACAATCCAGAGTACGGATTTCCTTTGGCTATGGGGACTTATATCTTAAATAAAACCAGATTTCAGATTCCTGTTCTGTTATTTGATGCGAATATAACAACTGCTTACAGAACGGCAGCTGCTAGTGCGGTGGCTGCTAGAGAGTTGGCTGCTGATCCGAAAGAGCCCAGAGTTTTGGGACTGGTTGGGTGTGGGCAACAATCCTATTATCACATTCCAGCCATCTATTCTGTGTGTGAGAACATAGAAACAGTACTTATCAACGACAAGAGCAAAGAGGCAGAGGAAAAGCTAGAGGATCATTTCAAGGACCTCTATGATATGTGCGCTGTGAAGAAAACAGATGTACTGCTTGGGGCAGATATCGTGGTGACTCTTACTCCTACTAAACAGCCACACATGTTTCCAAATAATTTGGACAGGGCTTACAGAAAGCAAGTCATCATAGCTGCTGGAGGGGACAGTGAGAGCAAAATGGAGTGGGCTTCGCAGATTTTCACTACCGTCGATCCTTACTGTGATAGCCTTGCGCAGGTCTCTCACACTGGTACTGTATGTAGTGCTATTGGGCTTGGATATATACGTTTAGAGGACATAAACTCCCTAGGAGATCTGATGGTAGGGAAGAAGGAAATGAGCTTCGGTAAAAATAAGAAGATGTTTTTTAGTACTGGTGTTGCTTTACAGGATTTAGCCATGGCTATACTACTGTATCAGGAACTAGAAAAAGGTGATCCCATAGGAGGATAAAATGAATTACCTGTCTGATATGGAGGGCTACCTTGGTGATTTCGGCAGTAACAGCACTAGGAAATTTTTTGAAGAGACTGCAGAGAGACACAAACTTATCCATCTCAGCTCGTTCCTTTCCAGGGGAGAGTCAATAGATCTTGCAGCAATCATTGCAGAGGTGCGAGGCGTCGAATGGCCGAAGATAGATGGTATGAGTGAGGCTGCTGGTAATTTGGTTGAAGCTCTACAGAAGGTTAGGGGCGGGATAGTGTTTATAGAAGATTGACTTTAAAAATTAGTGCAGGAGTTAATATAATTACTATGATGAAATACATAATGAGCATAGTGCTTATTTTTGGTTTTTGTCTTTTCTCTTCTATTGGGTTTCAGGCAGAGCGTCATGATTCCAGAACTTTTTGTATTGAAGCTCCGAAAAGCTGGAGTATACCTCATCTGTCCTGTATTCAGGTGCCGACTAGATATTTTTATGAGATTCGCTCTTTGCCTTTAATATGCGTGGAGAAGGTGTTTTATAATAATGGTAGTTTCACTGGGTTGCGCAGGTTAGTATTGTTGAATATCAGATCAAATACTTCTGTGGCTTGGAATGTTTACTATGAGGAAGACAATACGGTGTTTTTAATCTCCAGAGGTCGCAGGAGTCCTAAGATGTTGGACAGAGATGGAGATGGTCTTTTTGATACTGATCATTATTGGAAGCAGAGCAGAGGAGAGTTGATGAGTCTGACTAGTAAAGAAGTGCAGTTATTGATGAGAGATAGAGATGCCAGTTAGCACCTACAAAGACTCGAAGGGCTGCTATGCACAATGGGGAGGCTCAGGGGCTAAATATTACTATCCCTGTGGGAATACTGCTGCTATGAACAAAGCAAAGCAGAAAGCCCATATACAAGGTGTAGCTGCTAAGGGGGCTGGCTATAAAGGCGAAGGAAATATGACCGCCATGGAGATAGCCTTTAAGAAAACTATGAGAGAGAAGCAGAAAGAGCTGAAGACAAAGAATTGGACAGAAGCAGACTATCATGCTCATGATACTTGGTTTCATATCACAGAGGAAGAGAAAGCTAATAGAAATAAGTCTGGTGGTAGTAATGTAGGGAAGTATAAGGGAGTGAAAAGCTTCTGTGGTCCTAGTGGCGGAGCACCTGCTGGTACTTTCCCAGTCAATACTAGAAAGCGGGCCATCGCTGCATTGGCCTATGCGCGCAATGCGCCAAAGCCAGAAGGCATTAAAGCTTGCGTGTGCAGAAAGTACCCCGATTTAGATGCTTGTAAGAAAAAGAAGAAAGAAAGTTATGAAGGAGGATGGTATAGGACTTCTGGCGGTAAGTGGATGAAGAGTAAATCAATTTTAAAAAGGTAATAGGCAGATAATATAATTGGAGTAAAAGATGAAAGATAAAATCAAAGCACATAGAATTAGAACAGAGGACATTGTTGACTCTTGGGACAGTTCTATCTTTAGTGAAATTGTAGAGCAGAACATTAATGAGGATGAACATACAGTTTCTGGAGCTTGTATTTTCGGCACCAGGTTTTCTGCTAATGGCTACGTGTATCAGGATGCAGCTGTTGATAAGTTGACTCAGCTTGCTAATGGTACCAAGTTCTTTATTGACCATCCTAGTAAGGATGAGCAAAAGCAGCGAGATGGCGTAAGACCAATGACTTCTTGGGCTGGAGTTTTCTCCAACTCTCGTAGACAAGGCGATAAGGTTTATGCTGATTTAAAGGTTAGAGAGTCTTGGTGGCCGCTGGTTAGAGATGTTGCTGTGATGCGACCGCCTGGCATTGGCAATAGCATTAACAGCAGGGTGAAGGTCTTCAAAAACGAAAAGGGCGAGGAGAGCATTCTGGATATAGATCTCCTGAAGAGTGTAGATCTGGTTAGTTCGGCAGCCACTACGCAGGATCTTTTCCAGCACATGCCTGACCTCTCCAACAAAGAGGAAGAGATGGAGATAAAAGAATTCTTTAAACAATTCAACATTGAAACTGAGCAAGAGGACTTAGAGGCTATAATGAAGTCCAAGATTGACAAGGTCATTAAAGAGGGACTTCTTAAGGATAAACTAAAAGAGAGAGACATTAACAAGGCTATTAGCCAACTCAACTGGGATGTCTCTGATGTAGTTGATCAGATTCTTAGGTCTGACAAGGCTGCTGCTGATAAGAAGAAAGAAATTAGTAGTGTGATGGATGATTGGGAATCCGAGATTACTAAGATATTAAATGGTAACATTAAAAAGAAGACTGATGGTAAAACAGATCAGTCTGATAGTAAGGAGCGAGAAATGAAGATAGAAGAACTAACACTGGACCTGATTAAGAATGAAAAGCCCGACCTTATTGAACAGATTCTGGCAGAGTTGGGTGAGGCAGAACGGGTAAAGACTCTGGAGGCAGAGAACGAAACGATGAGTAATAAGATAAAAGAGATGGAGGAATCCATCAAGTCGAAAGACGAAGAAATTACTGCTCTGAAGACCGAGAACGAGGACCTCAAGAAGAAGGTTGATGAGTACGAGCAGAAAGACAAGAAGGTAGCTAAAGAGGCCCTCATCCAAGAGAAACTGAAAGAAGTCAAGCTTCCTGATGAGGCTATGAGCGATGTGTTCATGGCTGATTTGATGCTGAAGGATGAAGAGGGTATTGAAGCTGCTATTAAAGACAGAAAGGAACTTTGGTCTAAAGGCTCCGGTAAGGTTAAGAATGTTGGTGAGTCGTTTGACGACAAGCAAGAGCCGGACAAAGATAAAAGAGAGAAAGCCAAAGGTTCTTTCACTAGCAAATTGAAATAGCAGGAGGAAGTACAGTAATGGCTGGTGAAAATAGATACCTGAGAGGCGACATTAGAGAGTTGTATGCCCCTGTGCACGGTAGCACTGTTATAGAAAAGGGTGATTTTGTTGTTATCTGTAAACAAGCAACTTCTGTTACTCATAGTACGGTACAACTTGCTACAGCAGATCATTATGCTTATCCGATTAGTCTGTGTACAGGAACTACTCATACTCGGTTTGCCCAGCAATTTGCTGGTGTTGCCATGAAAGGCAGTAGAAGTGGAGTGACGGAAAATATCCCGATTGCTACAGCTGGTATATTCCGCTATCCTGCTAAAACAGCAGTGGCGGTGTATCCAGGATATGCCGTGAATGCTACGACTTCTGCTGCAGAAGTTTTTTATGATCAAAAAGTCAACTACAAGACTGATGCAGGAAGTAGTGATCTTACCATCGGTTTTTGTATGGAATATGATACCACAGGAACAAATATTGACTTTAACCTCATTACGAGGTTCTCTGGAGTCTCTTGGGGTGATATGTTCCTGATTGGTACGCAATAATTCAGGAGGTACTCTAGGAAATGAGTGCAGAACATAGATATTTGAGGGGTGATACTAGGGAGATACATGCTCCTGTGCACGGTAGCACTGTTATAGAAAAGGGTGATTTTGTTGTGATTTGTGAGCATAATACCTCTGTCACCCATAGTGCTACTTTGCTGGCGACGGCTGATTACTATGCCTATCCAGCTAGTCTGTGTGCTGGTACTACCCACATACGCTTTGCAGAACAATTTGCTGGTGTTGCTATGAAAGGTAGTGCTAGCGGTGTAACGGAAGACATCCCGATTGCTACGGCTGGCATCTTCCGCTATCCTGCCAAGACGGCGGTTGCGGTGTACCCTGGTTATGTTGTTTGTGGAACTACCTCTGGAGCTGAAGTCCTTTATGACCAGATGGTCAACTACAAAACGGATGCTGGAAGTTCTCGTTTGGCAATCGGTATTTGTATGGAATATGATACCACAGGAACAAATATTGACTTTAACCTCATTACGAGGTTCTCTGGAGTTTCGTGGTATGATTTGTTTTTGCTTGGCACGCAATAATTAGTAGGGACTTCTAATGAGTGACTATGACCGCAGAGTGTATAGAAGAGGCCAAGGTCGGGCTGGTTACTCTTGGGAAGACTATAAGAAGATCGTGTTGGATGTCCGAGGCAGCACTGAAATCAGCAAAGGTGATTTGCTGTTTTTGGATAAAGCAAATAATTTAAGAGATGGTGGTGATAGTACGGCAAACTGGACGGCTTATCCGTTTAGTGATCTGTACGGCACCACCAGAACCTTGGCCAGCAACAGGACTTTAGCTGCTACATATTTCATAGGAGTTGCTGGATGGCATTCTGATAGCGGCGTAACCGAGAAGATTAGTGTTATGACTGATGGTCTTTTTAATTATCCGATGAAGCATGCCAGACATACAAAACTCACTAGATATATTATCCCAGCTGGTTCTGGCACAACTTTGTACTCCCAGAAAGTGGCCGTGAGTAGCACGAGTAGTGATTATATTGGGCTAGTATGCGACAGTGGAGATTTTCGGAGTTCGGTAGATGTGCAGATTTGTACCTTGCTGCATTACTTTGATCCAGCATGGTAAATAAACTACAAGAAGGAGTACAACAAAATGTTTAGAAATAAAATAGGTGTGGCAGTAAAAGACCTCATCGAGCAAGCGGGACCTCAGGGTGCTGTGGATATTATCCGTGAAGTGCTCGAAGAAGGCAAATATACTCCTGAAGAGCTGTTCTCTCTTAGGGAGATCTGGTATGCCACTGAGGGAGACAAGGACGTCAGTGAAGCTATCTCCAGTGATATGTTTCCGCAAATCACTAGTGAGATCATCAACAAGAAGTTGATTGATGCTTACAACAGGGTGAAGGTCATCGGTGATATGCTTACTACTACGGTTTCTTCCAATATGGAAATTGAGACTGTGGCGGGTTTTGATGCTTCCGAGAATCCTGAAGAGGTTCCGCAGGGTCACGAGTACGAAGACTCTAACATCACTGAGAAGTACGTGACCATTCCGCATACCAAGTATGGTCGTCTCATCAGCATCACTGAGGAGATGATATACTTTGACAAGAGTGGTCAGATTCTTACTAGAGCACAAGGCATTGGTGAGAAGGCTGCACAGTACAAAGAGAAGTTGATTGTTGAAGGTATTCAGGACATTAACAGCGACGTCTTCAGACCTTCTGGAGTTCCTACGGCTTTCTATAGGACAGCGGCTTCTGGTGATAGGAAGATCAACTCTAAGTCTTCTACGGCTTTTGGTGAGAGTGGGCTGGAAGAGGCTTTCAAGCTTATGCACAACATGACTGATGAGAATGGTGACTATGTGTATATTGATACTGGCAGCTTGTATCTGTTGGTACCGCAGGATCTGTGGCTTGAAGCTCTTCAGATGAGCAATTCAACCCTCACGCCTGAGTCGGCTGAAAATGCAGTAAATGTTTACAAGGGAGCTTTCACTCCGTTGACATCTCCATATATCACAGCTCAGAATAATGGCTACTGGTATATTGGTGACTTCAAACGGGACTTCTGGTGGTCAGAGGTTTGGCCGCTTCAGACCTTCACGATGAAGCCCGGTAACGAGCAAGAGTTCCGTAGAGACGTTAAGGCTACTTTTAAGGTTAGATTCTATGGTCAGATTGGTGCTGTTGATGACAAGCACAGCTACAAGTTTACTAACTAATAAGTAGTATATAAATGGGCAGGACGGACAGAGGTGGCTAGATTTTCTCCCCGCGTCCTGCCTTTTAAAAATTCCTTTGGAGGAAACTCAAAATGGCAAGAGCACATGGACCAGGAAGAGGAACAGGCTATCAGAGAGGTGAGCTTTCTGGTGCTACAATAACTACTTTCCCTTCTGGCACAACGATTAGTAAGAATGCAATACAAACCGGTGGCGGTGTTACTGCTGCTGGTGAAGTTAGAGGTAGTCAGTTTTATGATACTACCACAAGCGGCTATCCTATAAGCTACGGGACTGCTGCTTTTATTATAGGAGCAGGTACCTGCGCGGCTGCGACTGGCGAGTGTACGCCTTCCGCTGCTGCGATGGGACTGAGTACGATCACAGCCGTTGTGGCTAGTGCTTCTACTGCTGAAGCCAACATCACTCCGATGTTTGTTACCTTTGATAGGGGTGGTGGGGCTGAATGGCATTCCAGTGCAACTCAAGTCTGCTTCCATGTTTATGCTGGAGCGCAGGCTGGAGCTAGTGGAAAAAATCTTGTAGGTGGCGTTTCTGTCCATTATATCGCCATCGGTCAGTAATAGGAGGGTGATAAAATGGCTAGATCACATGGAGCTGGAAGAGGAACTAGCTTTCATAGAGGACTTCTGTCTGGTGCCACAGTAGTCACCTTTCCTTCCGGCACAACTACAACTAAAGGCTCTCTGCAGACTGCTGGCGGTGTTACGGCTTCTGGTGAGGTTAGAGGCACTCAATTCTATGATACTACTACAAGTGGCTATCCAATAAGCTATGCTAGTTCAGGAAAAATCATTGGGGCTGGTACTTGTAGTGCTGGCACTGCAGGAGAGGTTACTCCTTCTGCTGCTGCTATGGGATTGACTACAATTGATGTAGTAGTAGCTAGTGCCTCTACTGCTGAAGCTGCCATTACTCCTCTTTATATTTCTTTTGATAGAGGAGGAGGAAATCCCTGGCAATCTGGCACTACTCAAGTTCACTTTTCAGTTTGGAGTGGGGCACATGGCGGTACTGGATTAACTACCTTCCCCGGCGTTTCTATTCATTACATAGCAGTAGGTAGTTAAGGAGAACAGCTATGGCAACTGATATCAGTCACAGGAAGATGAAAAGCTGGCAGGGAGTCATTGATATGGCTTCAGCTGCTAGTGGCAGTATACATTGGACGCCTATACTAGATGTAGGCAACTACATGGAGAAA